TTCGATGGCTTTGAGTTCTTGCCCTTTGCTGTTGTGCCAGCCTATCACCCGGTAGGCCTCATGCGAATATGCCTCCGTGAATCCGAAGGCCTCGCGGCAGAGGTCGTATGTCTCCCATTTCTTGGACCGGTCGACGCCGGTCCCGAGTTGGTCGCTGAAATCATCAATCGCCACGACCTCGCGAGCCCCGCGTTTGAGGGCCTCCCAGGTCCAGTAGCCATCCCAGGCCCCGATATCCAAGACCCGTTTGCCGGTCAGGTCCGCCGGGATGCCGTACTTGGCGGGCTCCAGCGGGGCCCAGCCGGGCGTTACGATCCCCTCGGGCAGCTCGATCTTGTGATACCAGTACGGTATCGCGCTGACTTTTGTCTGTAAGTCCTGCAAATCCATTAGTTTCTCCCGTTCATCAAATCAAAAATCAAAATTCGTAAATCAACCATCAGAATGGTTCATCAGGCCGGGGCCAGGCGGCCGCCGGCCTGATGAACGGAAAATCGTTGCCGGCCGGTTAGAGCGACTTGTCCAGGCGGCACTGGTGGTCCAGCGAAGTCGCCGTGACGTTCGTGGCCGTGACCATCGCGGGACTGACGTCGACGCGACTGAGAACGGCGAGCATCAGAATCCGTGCCGTCACGGCCGGCTCATAGTTCAGGCCGATGTAGCGCTTGCGGCCGCGAAGGTCGATGTTCCACCGGTAGTTGTTGTAATTCGCCGCCGCCGAGGAGGGCGTGGGGGCGATGAACGCGTTCGTCGTGTCCACGACGGTGCCGCCGCACAGGGCCGTGATCTTCGCCATGTCCGTGAAGGCCGTGGGGACGGTGTCATCCTCCCCGATCTCCAGGGCGTGGATCGCCGTGGCGGCGGAGGCGGAACCCTCGAAGAGTCCCAATTGCAGATAATTGAACCCCTTGGTATCCACATACCCGGAGTTCGCGGTCGAGAGGGCACTGATCGTCGTCTGCCCGGCGTTCAGGATGACCCATTTGGTGTCGGCAGGAACCATATCTATCTCCTTGTTCTCTTTGTTTCCAAGCTCAACCTTGCGTCCTATTCCTCAGACATCAGGCCCCGATTACGTACCGCCCATGAAGCCGCAGACCGGGCCCCGGGCCGTGGAGGTGGCGCCGGTGATCGAGTGGTGGTTGATCGTGTACCGCTCCGTGAAGCGGATGCCGATCTGGTCCTTTTCGGCATACCGCTCCAGCAGCCGCAGCACCGTGATGCCGCGCCGCACGCCCATCTTCGAGCTCATCCGCAGATTGCCGAAGATGATCATGATGGTGTTGTTCAGCGCGGCGGCACTGTCATCTTCCGGCATGGACGGCCATTCCACGATGGGGTAGCCGTTGTAGGACTTCGGCGCCTCACCCGCCAGGATCAGTTGGTTATTCCCCGCCACCGCCCGGAGCAGGCGGGCGAAGACCGCCACGGCGGCATAGGGGGACACGTGCCAGGCCGCCCCACGCCGCGCCGCCGCCGGCTTGATCGCCGCCTGGATCGAGAGCAGATGGGCATCGGTGATCTCCGACCAGTTGTCATTGGCGGTGCCACCATCGACGTAGCTGCCCGTGTGAGCGCCGTCGATCATCAGCGTGCGGATGCCGACGATCCCATGATAGGTACTGGTGCCGTTGCCATCTATGCAGGCGTTGTCCTCCGCCGTCGCGAAGGCCAGGGCCGCATCCTGGGCCAGATCGTCCGCGAGGTTGATCAGGGCATCCTCGTTGAGCTCCGTGCTGATCCGGGTCAGGACACCCCATTTCCGGGCGGTCAGCTCGACGTTGCCCCAGGTCTGGTCGGACTCCGTGATCTCCACGCCCTCGCCCACCGGGTAGGCCGTCAGACCCCCGGTCTTTTTCGGCTCGTTGCTGTGATCGCTGGCCATGGGGCTGACCCGCAGTTGCTGCCGGGCGACGCCATACTGCTCGCGGAGATCGATGATCGTCCGCTCGAACTCGTCCGGCACGACAAAGCCACCGGCCGTGTTGATCGACTCGCTCATGTCGCGGCTCTCTCGCTCCATGTCCTTGCGGAACTCGATCCCGTGCTCCCGGCACCATTGGCGGGACGGGGCATGATCGAACAGGACCGCCGCCAGGAACCGGCCGCTGCGAAAGGCGTCCAGTTCCGCTTTGGGCCCCTTGAAGGCCCGCAGATTCCCGAACCGATAGAGCTTCGGAGCCCCCACGACCTCGATCCGCTCGCCGGTGGCGATCTCGGGGGTGGTCTTGCGATCTTCGGGCTTGTTCAGCTTGCTCTCGATCGACTCAAGCTCTTCCTGCCGCTCGGCCTCCTTGATGACCCGCCGGGATTCGCTGCAGTGCTTGTCGTACTCCTTGGCCTCCTCCTGCGTCATGCCTCGACCTTCGGCATCGCATTTGTCCTGAATGTCGCGGGCCAATTTTGCCTCTTGGGCCGCCTTTTCTCTTTTCTGTCTGACCGTCATGAGTCGTCTCCTAACTGGGGGGCAAAAGAAAAGCGGCCGCACCGAGGGTACTGGCCCCAGTACGGCCGCTTTGTCTTTTCTTGCGTCGTGCGCGCCTAGCTGGCCGGCCTGGCGTCACGAGCCCCGAATTTCACTTGGTATCCGTTGGTCCTTACAATGCGCCGGAACATCGGCCCGGCTGAACAGTCACACCTCGGGTGACCGGTTCTTTTCGTTCACGTAGTTGATGATGCGGCCCATCTCTTCATAGGCATACTTGTTCTCGCGTTGCCGCTCGGGCGCGATCGTTTCTGGTGGTTTGGTGTCCGCCTTGACCCCTACGGGGGCCTGTTCGGGCGACTTTTCACGGTTTTCGGCCGGTTTTGTGGCCTTTTTCGCCGCCTCCAGGGACCGCGCCGCCACGCTGGTATCCGGATAGGCAGGATAGGTCACCGGGCCCACGTCGAACAGTCTCACCTTTTGAAGAGTCCGAACCGGATGCTCTTCGTCGCTATAATCCCACGCATCCGCGAGCGTTTTAAAAGCGAAGGAGCAGCCGCTCACATCGCCGCGCTGGACGCTGGTCAGTGTGTCGCGGCCGACCTGGGTGTCCGGGACATCGATTTCAAACCGCAGACCCTTCGAATCCTCCTTCAGGGACAGCGTTTTGGCCCGGTTGCGGCCCAAAATGAGGTTCGGATCGTGGTTGAACAGACCGCGGATGTCGTCTTCCTTGATCGTATCGGTGAAGCAGCCGGCGGCGATCTGCTCGCGGAACCAGAAGATGTCCGTCAGGCTGTTGAATACCGCAGCGTAGCCGACCAGGCGCTTGCCCTTGTCGCCGTCCTCGATCCGCAGCTCGATCGGGGCGAATTGCCGCCGCTCCATGCCCTCGGGCTCGGCGGATTTGGCGTCCTTGCCGTCCCATTGGGTCTGGCAGATGGCATACCGCTGCTTCTCATCGGGATATTCACTGACCATGACGTCATCGCCCATGCAACGGTCCATGAAGTCATCGTGCTTCTCGCCTTTTTTCGGTTTAGGCAGTGGCATGGTGATTGCCTCCAATCTCTTGCATCAGATCGTCCGCCATCGTCGGCGCCTGTGCGGGATCCAGGGGCTGCTCGGGCTTGATCCACCGTTGGATCACCCGGTTCAGCCGCTCGGCCGCCTGGTCGGGGCCGACGCCACGGACACTCCCACAGGCCACGGCCGGTCCCCGCAGCAGCAGGCGGGCATACTCCGGCGTGGCACGGCCGCCGCTGTTGTTCTGCTTGGTGATGATCCGCCGCCATTGGGCGATGAGCATGTCCCGGTGCGCCTCGCGTACCGCGTCGGCTCGGGTCGGATCCTCCGGCTCCTCGGGGGCGTTCTCGGGCGGAGCCGGCGGCGGCGGCGTCAGGGAGCCTGCCGGTGTCATGTTCAGGGGATCAAGGTAGATGTCGCCGGCCGGACCGATGGGGTTCATGTTCTCTTTGGCGCGGATGTCATTGATGGAGAGATAGCCCCATTGCCGGCCGGAGGCGTAGAAAGCCGTGCGCGCCGCCACGTTGCCTCGCAGCAGGGCGTCGACCAGGATCTCGCAGAAGATGCTGCCCCGCTCGCCGGGCAGCAGCAGCTTGTAGTTGATCTCCTGCTCCCACTTGCGGAACCAGTAGAGCATCGTCATGGTCAAAAAGTCGATCCGCAGCTCCTCGACGTTGTTGTACTTGCTGAACTCCATCGAGCCGAGCATGTGGGGCGGGATATTGAAGATCCGCGAGCAGTCATCCACGGTGTACTTCTGCACCTCCAGGGCCTGGGCCTTCTGCGGATCGATGCCGTATTCGTGCCACTTGGCCCCCTCTTCCAGGATCGCGACCCGGTGGGCGTTCGTCAGGCCGCCGTGGGCCTCCTCCCAGGATTTCCCTA